TCCGCGCAGATCGAAGCCCGTGTGCTGGCGTGGCTGGCCGGGCAGGACGAATTGGTGCAGGCGTTCAAGGACAAGCAGGACGTGTACAGGCTCATGGCCGCAAAGATATACGGCATCCCTCTTGAGGATGTAACCACTGGGGCCGGTAGCCAACGGCAGGTGGGTAAGACCGTGGTGCTGGGCGCAGGCTATGGGGTCGGCCACGTCAAGCTGCAAGCGTTCCTAAAAACTCAAGCCAGTGTGGTGGTGTCTCTTGATGAGTCCAAGCGGATTATCGACACGTACCGCAGTTCGGCTTTTAAGATCGTGGACTTCTGGCGCAACGCGGGCGACGCGCTCAAAGCGATGCTGACTGGCCAGTCGATGCAGATCGACGCTGTGGGTTTGATCAAAGCGATTCCCGGCAAAGGGCTGACCCTGCCGAGCGGGCTGTACATCCAGTACCCCGGCTTACGCGAGGTCGCCAACCCAGACACCGGCAAGTTCGAGCTGGTCTACTACTCCAAGGGTCTGCCTGTTCGCATCTACGGCGGCAAGGTGGTGGAGAACGTCTGCCAAGCAGTGGCCCGTCAGGTCGTGGCCGAGCAGATGCTGCGCGCGGCCAAGCGATACAAGGTCGTGTTGACGGTGCATGACGCCGTGGCCATCATCGCCAAGAAAGACGAAGCCGCTGAGGCGCAAGCCTATCTGGAAGAGTGCATGAACTGGAACCCCAAGTGGGCCGCTGGCCTACCGCTTGCCTGTGAATCTGGTGTGGGAGATAGCTATGGCGACTGCTGATGAACCTATTGAGATTGTGATTGTGGACGACCCAAAACCGCCAAAAGTGCGGTACCCGGAAGAAGGGTACGACCTACACATTGCAATGCGTATGACATTGCGGCATAGCAACTTCGACGGGCTAAAGCACTTGCAACCTTTACGGAAGTTTCTTGAACAGGTAGCCGAGGGCGGTTAAACTGGGGGTCAAACAAACCTCCGGTTATTTCCTATGGCACTTGCTCATTCCTATTCGTCCGTCAAAGACTACGAGGGTTGCGCTCGTCGCTACCACGAAGTCCGTATCCTTAAAAAATTCAAGTCACAAGACACACAGGCCACTCTATATGGAACAGCAGTACACAGTGCATTCGAGCACTACATCAAAGACGGCACCCCCTTACCCGCACAGTTCGCGCAGTTCCAACACTTTGTCGAGCCTCTTGCCGCCCATGACGGCGAAATCCGGTGCGAAGACCGTATGGCGATCCGAGTTGACTTTAGCCCGTGTGGCTTTTTTGACAAAGACGTATGGTTCCGGGGCATCCCGGACTACCTTGCCATCAACAAGTCAGGAAAGACCGCCCGCGTAGCGGATTACAAGACCGGCAAGTCCAGCCGGTACGCAGACACTGCGCAGCTTGAACTTATGGCCGCTATGGTCATGCTGCACCACCCGACAGTCGAGAAGGTCAAGGGCGTGCTCCTGTTCGTGGTGGTTGGCGACATTATTCAGTCTGAGTACACTCGTGCTCAGCTCCCCGAGATTCTGTCCAAGTGGGCAGGCAGAGCCGGGGCCATCGAGAAGGCCGTTGACGTGGGTGTGTGGAATCCCCGCAGTTCAGCCCTTTGCAAATTCTGCCCTGTTTCTTCATGTGAGTACCATCATGGCTAAACCCCGCGATTACGCTGCCGAGTACAAAAATTACCAAGGCACACCTAAACAACTGGCCGCGCAGTCCGAGCGCCATAAAGCGCGACGCGCTTATGAGAAGGCCAACGGCACACTGCCAGATACCGTTGACGTGGACCACAAGAAGGCCATGTCCAAGGGCGGCAAGTCCAAATTGTCCAACCTACGGGCAGTTCCACAAGGCGAGAACACCAGCTTTGCTCGCACAAAAACTGGCGCGATGAAATCGCAAATTTCTAAGCGCGAGCGCAAAAAATAAGATACGATTTAACCGCCAGCGCCAACTGGCATCCATGATCCTCCTTGAGGGAAGTTTGGCCCGGTAGTTTGCTACCGGGCCTCTTTTTCCGCCTATCAACATTTCTATTCAAAATTTATGCAAGTCATTCAAGACAAAGCTTTGCTGTTCAACACGCGCAAAGCAGGGCAAATCACTGCGATCATTCCTAAGAGTAAAGTGGTTGCGACCAACGGAGATATAGATCAGTTGCTAGTCAACTGGGGTTTTGACGAGGTGCAATTGCTTCGCAACATGGGCATCAAGGACGTTCCTAGCCCCATCCGTGGCAGGTACAAGTGGCCCGGGATGTTCACCCCGTTCGATCATCAACGCACCACTGCGGACTTCCTAACGCTTAACCCTCGCTGCTTTGTGTTTAACGAGGCTGGCACAGGCAAAACGTCTGCCGCCGCGTGGGCCGCTGACTACCTCATGACGCAGGGTAAGGTTAAGCGCGTGTTGATTGTGTGCCCCGTGTCGATCATGGAGACTGCGTGGCGCTCTGACCTGTTCAAGACCGTGATGCACCGCACAGTAGCAATTGCGCAGGGCACAAAGACTCAGAGGCAGGCAGTCGTGGCGGGAAAATACGAGTTCGTCATCATCAACTTCGACGGCGTAAAGGTTGTCACCAACGAGTTAATCAACGGCGGGTTCGACCTCATCATCGTGGACGAGGCCAATGCCATCAAGACCGTGCAGACCGAACGCTGGAAGTGCGTGGCCGCGCTCATAAAGCCCAGTACCCGCCTGTGGATGATGACGGGCACACCTGCATCGCAGTCACCGCTCGATGCGTATGGCTTGGCCAAGCTGGTGAACCCTGACGCTGTGCCTAAGTTCTTCGGCGCGTTCCGCGACCGCGTAATGATTAAGCTCTCGCAGTACCGATGGGCCCCGCGCGCCGACGCACAGACTATCGTGCATCAGGTTTTGCAACCAGCCATTCGATTCACCAAAGCCGAGTGTCTTGACCTGCCGGACATGCTGTACTCCACACGCGAGGTGCCACTCACGCCACAGCAGACCAAGTACTATGACGCAATCCGCAAGCAAATGGCGGTCATCGCAGCAGGCGCAGAAGTCACGGCCGTCAACGCAGCGTCCATGCTCAACAAGCTTCTGCAAATCTCGCAGGGTGCTGTGTACACGGACGACAGAGACGTAGTGGAATTCGACGTGGACAATCGCGTGAATGAACTGCTGGATGTGATCGCTGGCACCAACGAAAAGGTGTTGGTGTTTGTACCGTACCGGCACACACTGGAGATGCTGAACGAGCGCATTATCAAGGCAGGTTACACCACGGCTACCATCCACGGCGGCGTGGCCGCTAACAAGCGGGCCGAGATTATCAAGGAGTTCCAAACCGAGGATGACCCGCGTGTTCTGGTCATGGTCCCGCAAGCAACTGCACACGGGATTACCCTTACTCGCGCCAACCAAGTTGTCTGGTGGGGCCCAGTAAGCTCCACTGAAATCTACATCCAAGCCAATGCCCGGGCACACCGCGCAGGGCAGAAAAACTGCGTTACAGTCACCCACCTGCAAGGCAGCCCAGTGGAGCGGCGCGTGTACAGCATGCTCCAGAACAAGGTCGATCTGCACCAAGCCCTAGTTGATTTGTACAAACAAGTGCTTGACGACAAGATTTGACAGTGTATAATTTAATTTCGTTCAACATAAATCAAAGAGAATTCCCCATGGATGCAAACACACTGGTAAAGGTCTACGTCAAAATTCGTGACGCCAAGGCCGCAAAAACAAAAGAGATGGAAGCAGAGATCGCCGCACTTGACGAGCAAATGCAAACCATTGAAACAGAGCTGCTGGAGCTGTGCAAGACCACAGGTCAAGACGGCGGCAAAACACAATTCGGATCGTTCCGTCGATCCGTTAAGACTCGGTACTGGACTTCCGATTGGGACAGCATGTACCGTTTCATCAAAGAGCACGATGCACCAGAGCTTCTGGAGCGTCGCGTAAGTCAGACAACCTTCAAGGAATTCTTGCAGGCCAACCCTGACAAATTGCCCGAGGGCATGAACGTAGACTCGCGCTACGCCATCACTGTTACCCGAGCACGTTAAATCAACCAAGGAAATCAACATGAGCAATATGACACTTTTCAAATCCGGTTCCGTTATCCCCGACTACTTGCGTGAGGTATCTGACGCAACCACCAAAGACATCGCGGGCTCGTCCGGCGGTAAGCAAATCTCCATCAAGGGCGGCGTATGGCGCATGGTGGTTGGTGGCGAAGAAGTCGCAAAGAACGAAGAGCGTGCCATGAACATCGTGGTGATCTCGGCCGGTAAGGGTGTGTCTCGTACGTTCTACGCGGACAAGTACGAAGAAGGTAAGGACATCAAGCCAGCATGCTGGTCCGCCGAAGGCGTGGTGCCCAACGAAGAAGTGCCAAACCCACAAGGCAAGACCTGCGCTACCTGCCCTCAGAACATCGAAGGCTCTGGTGATGGCAAGTCCCGCGCATGCCGTTACAGCAAGCGTCTGGCCGTGGCTTTGGAGAACGACATCTCCGGCAACATCTACCGCCTGTCGGTGCCCGCCAAGTCGTACTTTGGTAAGGCCGACGGCGACAAGATGCCTCTGCAAGCCTACGGCAAGTTCTTGTCTGGCCACGGTATCCCAATCACCGGCGTTGTGACCGAAGCCCGCTTCGACACTGCCGAGGCTGTGCCTGTGCTGAAGTTCCGCGCCGTGCGCCCTCTGGAGCGCTCCGAGTGGGAGGAAGCCAAGGCCCAGAGCCAGACCGAAGACGCTGCGCAAGCTGTCGAGTTCAAGATGGTGCCAAGCAAGAAGGAAAGCCAACCTGCGCTGCCAGCAGCTTTCAAGGACGCAGAGATTCCCGCCAAGGAAGCAGCTGTGCCCAAGCTGGAAGCCGAGGAAGTGGCCGAGCCAGTCAAGCGCGCCGCCAAACCCAAAGCTGAAACTACACCTACCTCCGCAAAAGCTGTGAACGACGTTCTGGCTGCATGGGCTACAGACGACGATGAGTAACAGACTCCGAGGGTACGACTCCCTCTTCATCCGCAAGGTGGAAGAAGCCGACCAGAAGCCAGTTGTTTTGCAACTGGCCGATGTGTGCATCGAGAGAAACGTCCCCGTCACGGAAGTGGCTGAGCTGTTCGGTGTGACTCGTGCGACTGTCTACAACTGGATGACGGGTAAGACGACACCAACCCCTCGGTATCTGGCTCTGATTCCAAAGATCACCGCGCGCTTGTCCAAGCGTAAGTGATCGCGCCCAGTGGGGCGGCAGGTTGTCCTGCCGCCCCTTTTTTATTCCAGTTACCCGCGAGGTTTTGTGACTGACTTTCTCGACTCCGTTCTGCCCGCACAGGGCACGTACTGCACGGTGGGGATCAGGTCCGGTGTAGTCAAGCAATCGTTCCAAGCCACGATTGCTGACGTTGATGCTATTGGAAGTGGGCTTGATGCGACAGGTGTGGATGCGTACTTTGCGCTGGCCACATACAACGACGACTCAAGCCGCAAGGTAGACAACGCAGTGTCCCTGCGGTCGTTCTTTCTTGATCTGGATTGCGGCACGGGCAAGCCCTACGCCGACCAGCCTGCCGCTGCTCAAGCACTCTCCATCTTCACTAAAGACACCGGGCTCCCAAGCCCCACAGTGGTCAATTCAGGCGGTGGCCTGCACGTATATTGGCCTCTCACAGAAGACGTAGCTGTAGCCGACTGGCTGCCGCACGCAAAATCACTCAAGCGCTTGTGTGTTCAGCAGAACCTCCACGCAGACCCTGCGGTGACTGCGGACGCGGCGCGTATTCTGCGCATCCCCGGAACCCACAACTTCAAAGGTGGCCAGAGCCGACCCGTGCAGATCATGGCGCAAGGTCAGCCGACTGAGCTTAAATCGTTCGTTGCGCTCTTACCGCATGCTCCCACTGACCTGTCAGCGGCCAAGCAGTACGGCATGGACGCCTCGACACGTGAGATTGCTGGTGGGGAATACCCTAAGTGCATGTTTGCCCGCGTGGTGACGCGCAGTGTCAATGGCACAGGTTGCAACCAGATCAAGCACGCCTTGGTGGACGCGGCTACCTTGGAGGAGCCCTTGTGGCGTGCCGCCCTGTCGATCGCCGTCCGGTGTGAAGACGGTGCAACGGCAATTCACAAACTGTCGCAGGCTCACCCCGACTACACGGCCT